TGTTTGGTTTCTGTGTATAACACTCGTATTCTTTTAACACATGGAGATCAGATTCGTGGTGGAGGAAACGGAGTGGGTGGCTTAATGGCTCCTGTTCTAAGAATGGTTGATAAGAAAAGACTTCATCAGCCTTTTGATGTGATGGCTTTCGGTCATTTTCATCAGCAAATACTTGACCCTGGCAACGGGGTCTTTGCCTGTGGTAGCAGTAAAGGAGTTGATGAGTTCTCAAGACTTATGAATTTCCGTGACTGTCCACCGTTGCAGGCGTATGCTGTAGTAACACCGACAAACGGTTTTACTTTTACAGCTCCGATATTCGTACAAGATAAAGAAAAAGAAGGATGGTAATAACCATGATTACAAGAGATTTAATTGAAAGAGTTCTAGCAACTTTTTTCCAAGCTGCGATTGGTGCCATGTCGTCAAACTCCATGTTCGACCTAGGTGTTGACCAATGGAAGATGATGGCAGGTGCAGGTGTCGCTGCCGCTGTGTCCGTTATTAAGGGCGCTCTCGCTCAGAAAATTGGAACTAAAGGAACTTCTTCCTTAACTGACTGAATGGTTAGGGAGGGGGTTAAACCCGCCAGTTTTTCCTTCCCCCTCCCTAGCTAATAAATTGCTTGCATCTAACTATGATAACTCCTATAATTAGAGGCATAGTCTAAGGGTCTAAAGGTGACCCAATAATAGAGGGGGTTCTTTTGATACAAGAAACCAACACTGGTAGTGGTCTTATTGCCAGCACAGTAGATGCACATTTACGCCATGAACGTGAGCAGGAAGGTAAAAGACCTACTGCTTTCGGTACTGCTTTACGTGGTTCCCAGGCGTATAATTGTGCGAGGAAGATCGGATTTGAAATGGCGCAAGTCAGAGAATCCGAAGAGTTTCCTTATGAAACTTTGATTGCTTTTCATCTTGGTCAAGCAATGCACGAAAAGGTACAAGAATCTTTAGCAGGAATGTGGGAAGATTTTGAAGCTGAAGCTCCTGTTGATCTGCGACCTTTTGGTTATGACATTAGTGGTCATGCCGATGGGTTGTTCACAATAGGTGACAAGAAGTACGTTTTAGAATTGAAAACGATGACAGCTTTCCCTTTCAAGCTGGCGTTAAAAGGTGAAGGCACAACCACTGACTCACCTAAGATTGAACACATCCTTCAAGCAGGTATTTATGCTTACGGGTTGGAAGCTGATGGCATCCAACTCGTTTACATTTCTAAAGATGCTTCATACAGAGATGGTGTTAAACCTGGTATGACTTTAGAATTTCGTTTCGACATGGATGATGTTGTTCCTTCTGTCAATATAACTGTTAGAGAATTAGTTGAACAAGAACTAAGCAGGCTTAATATAATCGCTGAGGAAGTTGAGTCCGGTATGATCCCTGCAAGGTTCGTGCCTGATGAGGGGTGGATAGAAGACCCTCCTAGATATGCAGCTTCTCGCGGTTACTGGCGTTGCCGGTACTGTGTATTCAACATTGATTGCAGAGCTTTACCTACGCAAGCTACACCTGTTGAAGCTAGTACCCCTAACATTCAGAACAGTTGGGACCCACCTGCGACAGAGTTCAATGAACACATTTCTTTTTACACATCATTAGATGACGCAACTGAGGAGGAAGAAAAGTGACAAACCTTTTTGATGGCCTTACATACGACACAGAAAAAGATGAAGTTAGGCTCACGACTTTATTCGATAAAGTATTAGAGCTTATGAAAGATGGGCATTGGCGCACGTTGAATGAGATAGCTTTTCAAGTTGGTGGTCAAGTTCAAAGTGTTAGTGCAAGATTAAGAGATGCACGTAAAGCTAAGTTTGGTGGATACCAAGTGGAGCGTAAACGTGTTGGAGGCGGGTTGTGGATTTACAGAGTTTTAGATCCCATACCTGAAGATCAACAAACATTGGAGGTATGAGATGGGTTTTAACCCTGAAGATTATGAAACTGTCCATGACAGAATCCCGTTGTTTTGGGAAAAGTTTCCGAATGGTCGTATGGAAACCGAGATGGTTGAATACGACGAAGAGAAAGGCACAGTTGTTTTCGTTGCCCGTTTATTTAGAGAAGGGGAAGACACTCCTTTTGCTACTGGTTGGGCTAGAGAAGTACGTGGCGATGGGTTCGTTAATAAGACAAGCCACCTGGAGAACTGTGAAACGTCAGCGTTGGGCAGAGTTTTAGCAAATGCTTGTTTCTCAGATCAGAACAAGCCACGCCCTAGTCGTGAAGAAATGTCAAAGACGGTGGGGTCTGGTAAAAACCCTAACGGCGTTACTGGCAACCCCTCTAGCCAGCCTGATCCCACCGTCGTTTCGATTGACATTAAAGTAGAGTTGAAAGAGTTAGCTGACAGAGGTAAAAAGCTTAATGTTTTAGATCAGCTGACAGAGATAGCTTCTAAAACTCTTGATAGAAAAATCGTTAAAGCATCTGACATTAAAACTATTGAAGATATAGAAAAAGTTCATACTGCTTTAGATGACATTGAAGAATCCAACAATAAGGAGAAAAAGTAAATGGGTTATATGCAAGTAACTGCAACAGGTCGGATGGTAACTGACCCTGAATTGAAAGAAGTATCAGCCGGTAAGCATGTCGCAAAGATGCGAGCAGCTTTTACTAATAAAGGCGGGCAAGATGGGTCTTCTCTTTTTGTTGATGTTGAAGCTTGGGATGACCTGGCTAAGAATTGTGTCTCGACTTTAAAGAAAGGTTCACCTGTTGTCATAACAGGCAGGATTAAAGAAGACAGTTGGGAAAACAAAGAGGGTGAGAAGAGAAGCAAAATAAAAATTGTTGCTTCGGATATAGGTGAACAAATCTCCCCTTGGGCTGATGATAAAAAAGATTCTGATAAACCACAGGAAGTTGAAGAAGAACTCTTCTAATGTCGTCACGTAACAAAGCTAAGGGGACACGGTTTGAAACCGATGTCGTAAATTTTATTAACGAAAACAAACCATATAATGTGGAACGTCGTGCGCTGTCAGGGGCAAATGATAAGGGCGATATCATAGGCGTACCCGACTTCGCTCTTGAATGTAAGAATGTAAAAGACTGGTCTAAACAGTTGGGCGCTTTCATTCAAGAAGCAGAAATAGAAGCGGGTAACGCCGGTGTCCCTTTCGGCGCTGTTGTTATTAAGAAAAGAAACAGTAATACTTCACGCTCATATGTTGTGATGTCTTTAGAAAAGTTTGTTGAGCTGATGCCATGAAGGATTTTGATTTAAGAATTTTTGATCCTCAAGAAAAAGCTAAGGCTAAAGCTGAACAGATATTGGAAGAGTGGAAGAACAATCCTTACAAGAAGCCTTCACTTCAAACTCATCGCAACTCTACGATTGTCAACAGGATTGTTGAAGCCTTGGAAGCAGGTTTCACTGACCCTGTAATAGCTTTGGCTTTAGATAAATGCTGGAAGTTTAGTTCAAGACCAGCGTGGGGTGTCGCATTAAACATAGCTTACGGAGAAATAGACAAAAATAATAAACCTACTTTGAATGAGACACAGAAATCCGTGTTACGGCTACGTTCTTGGGATGACAACTATGAACTTCCTGAAGGTAGGTAAATGGAGTAGTGATGCAGCTTGCCGAGGTGAACCCATTGAAGTGTTCTATGAAAAAGAATACTTGGATATTGCAAAAACTATTTGTCAAAGATGCCCTGTCCGACAGGACTGTCAGAAGCAAGGGCGTAAAGAAAAGTTCGGAGTGTGGGGTGGGTACCCTCGCGGATGGTTGGAAGAATAACATGATCTCATTAACATCTTTGCCTGAAAACATTTTCATTGTTAAATGTAAACGGCATGAAACCCGTTACCTGGCTGTAAGAGGAGATGACCCTGATAATAAAGAGCTACTCCTTTTCACAGCACATGAACATTTAGATGCAGAAGATACGGTGGGTTGGGCTATTGATACAGCTGTTGTTTTAGATCGTGACACCGCCATTGATTTATCTCAAGCCTTATTGTTTATCGCAGCGAACCTAGATTCAGACAGTGACCCTTCTTCAAATGGGTATGGAAGCTATGATTGAAATACTTCCTGCACCTGGTTGGTTTAAAGAAGCTGTTTGTCGTGGTCTTGAACCTGACATATTTTTCCCTAATAGTGGTAGACCGAATCGTGTCATAACTACTCTATGTGAGAACTGTCCTGTCCAACAGGATTGTTTAGAGTATGCCTTAGAGCATGATGAGCTGGAAGGTATTTGGGGTGGTCTTGGGAAGAAAGATCGTGTCCGGTTGCGTCGTATAAGGCTCGGAGGTTTCGGAGATAAGAGAGCTTGTGTTATTTGCGGTGCGTCTTATATAGCTGAATCATATAAACACAGGATATGTTCTGATGCGTGTCGTGCTGTAGATAAAAGACTGAAGATAGCTGAGAAGCGTAGAAGATGACCTCTCTTTTGCTTGCCGTAATTATTGCCGTGAACTCTATGGTTGTGGTACCTGAGATAGCAGACCAAGAATACCGTATGTATGAGCGTGGTTCTCATATCGTGGAGTTGCAAAAAGAAATAGGTGGAGTCCAGGTTGATGGTATTTATGGACCGAAAACTAGAGCGAAACATATTGCTTCTGTTGGTGGTGGAGTAGCTGCTGTTTACAGATGGTATGGGTTCACC